TTAGAGGACTCTAACCCTGGCCTCTTCCATAGAAAGATATCCTTCTTCAAGAAGTAGCAGCATTTCTTGTGCTATTTCTCGTTTCGAGATACCTGCTTCAAAAATCAGCTCACCATTTTCATAGAAAGCACTTCGCACTGAGCCGATTGTATCCCGAACATCACCAGAATGGTTTAGAATCAGTGGAATATCCACTAGATCATTCACTCCTTCTGTTGGAATTGCTCCAGCTCGAATCTCACCACCTTGCTTTAAAGGTAGGCGAAGACTAGCAACGTCCACTTTCTCGTAATGGCGATCTTCGTTCACACTCGATGCTACAAACCTAATTTTTCGCTCCTCATTTTCTCCCACGGACTTCGAAATTTCAGTTTTCAGCTCCAGCGCTGTTTTCTTAACTTTTTCTGCCATATTTCCTCTTTAAATTTACTATTACAAATTAATATTACTAGCAAATAGTCGAGCTATACAAAATAATTAGGTAATATTGACTTTTTAGTCAAAATGCGGTATAATGAAAATATTAAGAGGCATACTCTTGTGCTGGATAGCACTAGGGCGATGCCTCTTTTATTATTTCTTAATAATTTTATCACCAAGTATTATATAAGATTCAAGATTTCTTATTGATGTTGTTCAATAGTCTTGATTTTTTAAACAACTTATGATATTATTAAAGCATAAAACAGCTACGCACCTGGGTCTGGTCCAGGGAATGCGGGCTGTTTTACTTTATGTCTATTTTTGTGTTGTCGAAAGTTATAATTAACCTGTCGAGCTTCTCATTAAATTCCTTCTTCTTAATAAAGGTTTCTGCCTGCTCTAAGGCTTGTTTTATGTCACTTTCATTATTTATCTGTAAAATGACATTTCTTTTACCTTTATCAGTGGCTCTAAAAATTCGATTCCTGATTGTATGACTCTTCACTTTCGAGATGGTTTTAAGTTCAAAAGGTATTTTGTCGTCACCGACAAGGAAATCGCTTGTCGGCTGGCTTTTTTCTTTTGGTATGCGTTCAAGCTTGAGTTCATCTCGCCAGATTTCATAAAACTTCTGTTCATTTTCGTCCATATAGTCTGGGTGTGTACGTGGCAACTTCGAATAATCAAAAATCTTGTCTTTTTCTTCTTCAATCCCAAACTTCTCCACGCAAGAACAGTTTGGGTGAGCACCAGCCGTGTCGATATCAGCATAATCATTAACGCGGATTTTCGATTTACCAATTATAATTCCACCCTTTTTAACATAGCTTTCAGTTACATTAACTCGCCGACCATTCATTCCACGGCAATATTTGCACGGATTAGCACTCACTACCACCCACTCTTTATAAATCTGCACGCCAGATTCATTCTGAATTTGCACGCCAGCCTCCACGCCAGCCAAGCCGTGCGCTCGGTGTGTTTCAGTGCGAGCAATTCGTTGAATCCGCCATTCTTCGGTTTTTGTTATATCTCGCAAGCTACGAGCTAGCTCTTCTTTGTTCCAGTCTTCCATTTCCGCTTGAGCGACTCTGTTAGTAATCGATCTCGCCGTATCTTCACTAAAGCTCTTGGTAAAATCAGCTATCATTTTGTCATAATGTTTTTTTTAGCTTGTCAGAAAGCTTAAATTCGGTTAGGTCATCAGTTGATATGTTGTTTTGCTTTAATATCGAGGCAAAATCACTCCAAGCCACCACACCACGCGTTACAAGCACGCTCAGCAATATCACCTTTATTCTTTGCTTAAACTTCTCACGGTCTTTATCGCCAAGGTTAAAATCTTCAAAATCACTATCAATAGCTCGCTCAATCTGCTCATTAGTCATATCACGAAAAACAGTTTCCAGTGCATTCTGGTCTTTATCTTTTTGCTTTTCGTTTTTTGTTTTAGTTTCAGCTTTTAAACAGTGATGATCTCCACGCTCATCGCAGATATGCACACTTTTTGCGTTTAAATCTTCTGGTGATTCTTCAACTTCGCCACCGTCATCAACTTCAGGCTTGTCATTCTCAATTTTTGGTGGAGTTTCACCCATTTTAAGCGTTTTATAGCCATTAGATAGCTCAAATGCATCAACTATGCTATCTAATGAATAGCCCATTTCTAAGCCAGTCTTAATCAAAGCTAGTTCAGCCGCTTTACGCTCAGCCTCAATCTTTTCTTCTTCAGCAACACCAGGAACATCAAGGTCAAAAGTTATCGCAAAGCCCAATCCACCTGTAATTCGGTTCAGTTGATGTGTAAACTCACTCCAGATCCGTGTTGCAAAAGGCTTAATTGTATATTTAATAAAAATCTGTTCATCCACTCGCACACTGGCATAAGTGTTATTATCATTCACACCTCGAACACTTGCCGGCACACCATAGATGCTATCAATTTTCTTATTGGCTTGATCAAATAAGCTTTTCAAGTCAAGATTCTTGTTGCTCTCAGCAAACGGCACCCACTCAATCTGAGCATTAACTGGCTTACCTGTCGTACTCTCAATTGGGCGATGAACATAAACCACATTGTTATTATTGCCACTGCCACGGTGTCGTGCTTGCAGATTATCGACAATATTATTATATTCTTCAACACTTCCAGCAGTAATAATAAACTGTCCAGCTGGCACAGCACCATTTTCAAAATAACCAGCTTGATAACTTGCGATATAGTCATCAATAGACGCCCATTTTCGAGCAGCATCAGTTGGGCTATAACCTCCACTAAGATCATATGGATTAACCCCACTTCGAAGTTCAATAATTTCATTTTCAGAGTATTCTTTAGCACCAACTCGATAGCGCTTCTCTTCACCAACATAATATTCAGAAACTCCCTCAAGAATAGTAAACCCTGCTATATTTTCAGGAGTAATCTTTTGTCCAGTTGTTGGAGTGCCGTGTTCATTATAGCTCCAAGCCAAAACATAAACTTTAGGGAAAACCAAACTTAGGAGTGCTAAAGCCTCACGAAAAGTTGCACCACTCATTTGTTGATTTGGGTGATATATTTTATTCATCACCACCGAATCTTGAATTGTTTTACCGTTATTATCTATCGCATACGGCCTAATTGTCATAAATTCATTCACAATCCGTGAAATAGACGGATATGAGTTATCGTATGATAGCCCTTTATAAAATGTATGCGCACCCAACATTGATTTTGGCCGATTAAAAGCGTAGTGCGAGGCGCTCTTCTTTTTCATATTACCGCCGACCAAACGGCTTAAAAAATCTCTAAACATATTTAAACTATAAGTTCAAATAGTCGAGTAAAACAATTAAAATAATGGTATACTATAGATATGAACGACATACCAAAACCAACACCAGAGTTTAACCAACTACTCGGAGAAGCCGACTATCTTATGAGTATTATTTCTCTTGAAATCCAACGTAGGATAAATTCTTTCAACCCCATTTCTGAAGAAATGGAAATATTCGAAAAACTACCAATAATAAAGAAAAAAACACATGCTAACTTAAAGTTTTGTAGTGGAAACAGAAATCTAAAAGATAAATTCAAGGAAACTTTAGAAGGACAACAAATAATTTTTGGCGGATACAAAACAGAGAAAGCAAAAGAAATATCCGATAGATATGATGAAATTGTCGAAAAACGTAACAAAATATTTCACAGCTTTCCGCATTCAATCGATGGTAAATATGTTAAAAAATATCGCGACCTATCAAAAGGAGAGGACATAATAATAGATGAGGATTTTTTGCGTGATTTCATACGACAATGCAAAGAGTTCATAAATATTTTGTCCAATCCAGATTTTAATTCGGTTGTTCAAGAATTCGCAACAGCCATAAAAGAACAGCTAAATATCATTAGCTCAGCCGTATCAAAATTTAATTTAGCTTTTAAAGCGTCTAATATAAGTAATATAGTTAAAATGGCGGATTTAACCAAAAAAATATCAGAAGAATCTATCTCACGCCAGCATAAACAATAGGCTTAGGTTTTGGCGGAGTATAATAGCATAAGATGCACGCATCAGCCAAGTCAGGGCTTCGATTTCCCCGCTTCTTGTAATCTCCCTTGCTTTCCACTGCTCGCTTGCCTTTTTTATCCATACTCCAAGTTCTGGTTGTTAATTCTTGGAGCAGATCTGTATTATTTGGCAGTTGTATTTCATCTATCACTTCTTGAAGATGAAACCACGCTTCACTAATCCAGTTCGGGTATTTGTCATCATTTACCGCCTTTTGCGCAAAGTTAATACCTTGAATATTATAATTTTTAGCCAATAACTGATCAGTTACACCACCACCAACTCCCGTGTCGTCAATTTTGATCAATACTTCCTTATCTAATTGCGCGAACTGCTCTATTTTATCCACAAGTTCATTAGTTCTGAGTTTTTCATAAACCTTAAAGTCAATTGTCTTCAATCCCTTGCGCTTCCATAACACAGAGCGATCATCACCAAGTCGTGCCACGTCAACACCTATTTGAATTTCGCCGTCATCTTCCATCTCTCGATCCATAGCATTTAGCACTCTATCACGACTTAAAATAGCATTTTCGATTTGTGAAAGTGGTTCACCTAGCCAAGTATGGGCGAACTCTTGCGGGTTGTTTTTCTTGTCGTTTTCCATTTCAATTCGCATCACATCTGGAAAAAGCCCGTTCTTTTCTAATACATCATAATTTACCTTAATTGCATAAGTATTATCTGGCTTTTTCATCACATATTTAACATAGACTGGATCACGCTCAGTATCTCGGTTAAAGGTAAAAATAAGCCTTGAATTATCTTTACGCACAGTGTTTTTGAGCAGCGTAATAGAACGCTTGGTAACGGTGCTAGCTTCTTCAACCCAAGCTTCATCAATATTTGGTATAGATTTTAAACTTTCGACATTATCGTGTAAACCTTTAAAAATCCATTCACTTTCAGTTCTTTTATGTTTTATAGAATCATTAGTAATTATAAATTCAGTTTCAAAGCCATAATCGAAAATAATCGCTTTAACTAAAGCATGTGTTGAGTCTTTAATTGAGTTTTGAAATTCTCGGCAATTCAAGAATTTCAATCTCTTTTCTCTCGCTCTTAAGACTTGAGAAAGGGCGACATCATGGCTTTTTCCGCTCGATCGCCCACCATAGAAAACAAGGTTTCGCCATTTGTTTTCTTCGAACAGTGGTTTAAATTCAATTGGAACTTTAACTCTCTTTCGGATTATCTCCATTCACAAACTCCAATGTTGCAACAGTCAGCGTTTCGCCATTCGATACTATATCTTGCTTTTCGCTAAACTCTGTTGTAGTCTTCGCAATAAATTTAGCCGTATCTTGTGCTATCTTCTCATCTTCACTGTCCAAGCTCTTATTTAGCACTCTTTTAGCTTTACGAACAAGCTTATCTTTCGAAACACCTTTTCCACCAATTTCCACCACAATATCTTCTAACCATTCCAGGTTCTTAACTGTAATATTCTTCGCGTATTTTTCAGAAAAACCAGCACGAATCGCACTTTGTAACGCATTGCCAAAAGTTGGAGAATCCGGCAAGTAATAATACATACCAAATTTAATCTGCTTTGGTGAAAAAATCCGCTCTTTACCTTTTTTTACTTTTTTAGTCGCCATAACCAATCTTTCTAAGCATATCTTGTTTTTCCTTTTCCGAATAGTAATCAGCTGTAAGTCTTCTTGTCCAAGTCCCTTTTTCTGAAATAAAATTTATTTCTTGGCTATTAGATTTTGGTTGTGGTATTTTAGTTCCCATAGCATAGCTTACGCCATATTTTAACCCAGCATCTAGTAAGCGTTTAACTGTTAAGTGTTTCTTGCGCTTAGCTATTTCAGAAAATGGTTTGAAGTTTTTAGTGTAATAGCCTTTTGGAGCGAACCAGCGATGAAAAACTAAAATTCCCATTCGACTCTTAACATAAATTGAGTGTTTATCATAAAAAACAACTATTGAATCATCTTCTAACTTACGAATTAGTATTTTTGAACTAAAATTAGGATTAGCCATCGTCCACCTTTCTGCCCAAAAATAAAATGAGCACACTAAACAATCTTTTGACTGATAGTGTGCCCATTATTCCCTTATGTATATTATAGCATAAGTTTTAAAAAGATGCAAAAAAAATTTTAATTATAATATTACTTAGCTTTTGAGATAATTTCCTTTATCCCTTCACATTCTTTTTTCTTGTTTCTTACTTTATCAACAAAAGAATTATCGATAGAGTTAGAATCTTTTAAAGAAATACTCTTATACTCCTTAAATGCGTTTTCTAAAAATGTCTCTTCAAATTCATTAAAGAAAGTATGTATTTTATTCCTAGCATCACTATTTTCAATGGAATATATATGTATCTTTTCTTGAAAATAATCATCTATCAAGTCTTTTAGTTTCTCGAGCGGTTTTAAGCTTATAGTATTAACTTCACTTATTACAGTCTCTGTTTTAGCTAGCTGTTTTTCTATATCTATAACTAAATCAGTCAGAATTTTCTTTGATAGTTCTAATTTAGATTTTTTATCAGACCAATCTGATATTTTTCTTTCAACAATCACTGATACAATTGTGATAGCTCCACCTACTATAACGGAAAAAATGCTATCCATAAATAACCTCTGTAATTTTTCCACTTTTCGAATCTTTTTTATATATAGCAATCGAAATATCCTCAGAAATAAGTCCGATCATTTCACTTACATGGTCAACGTTTTCATCAGACACTAAAATATAGTGTTTTTCAGAAGACTTATTTATATAAGGCTTCCAATCTTTAAGCTTCTCAACAATATCTTCTTTAGGTTCTAGAATAAACATATCAAAAATAGGGTCGTTATAAACTTTTTCCGACAGTATAATATTAGGAGAAACTTTAGCAAATGGTTTCTCCTCGATATTAAATCTGCTGCCAAACTTAGTTTTAACTACTGCTATAATTTTTTTCTTAAATTTACCGTTTTTACTTGCCATATCTATCATAAGTTTAACATATCCTTGATTACTTTACAATGCTTAGGCATCTTTTAAAATAGTTATCGTATTTCATATCTATTTCCTTTAATATAATTGAGGCATTCAGCAGAAACACTTATAGCTTGACCATTTTTTACTCCTTATTTTATACGAATTTTATCATTTACAAATTATGTATCCGCCTTTGATTTTTTTGACTTTACTTAAAATATCCACATAAGCAATTGAGCAACCGCTTGTCAGTTTTTGTACAAGGGTAGTCGTGGCAAGCTATTTCCCATATTCTATTATCAGCTGAAATGATATGCGTACCACGATATAGATTAAAGATTTTATTGCTCATAGGTCAGATATGTTTTCCATTCGATAGGATGCTTTTCTAAGCTTTCTTTAATATCTTTAAGAGTTTTAAAGTATATATCCGCTCTTTTAATGTAAAATACAAGACTATAATCAACTTTCTCTTGTTTAAAATCCCAGTAACCAAAAAATTTATCTTCTTCCTCATCGTTCCAATCTGGTTTAAACCCTTTTGTATCTTGCTTGATAATTGCTTTTGCTCTTAGGTAAGTAAGATATGCCTCAGTTTCTTCTTTGGTCTCGAAATGGTTACCTATTATTTTTCGAAGCCTTAAAGACAGCTCCCAGCCACGAGGCTCATCACTCTCAATATGTCCCATGCTTTCAATATAAAAGTATTTTTTTGGTTTTTCTTCTTCTTTAATTTCTTCAAACCAGTCTTTTAAGATATTCGGAAATTCTTCAAGTGTTTCCTGAGCATAAACCATTAAATCTATTTTCGTTGGAAGACCATATGTTGTCTCAACTGTTATTTGTTTTGGATTTCTCGGTGTCCCAGCTATAAGGTTTCCACTCTCGCTGATAAAGAACTCTTCGCCAGCTTTAAATGTTGGTAAGTCTTTTAATAATTTATATCTTTTCATTTCGTTTCTCCTTATTCACATTCTCTATACCATTTTGCTGATATCTACAATATGTTTTTTGTAGGGTAGGGCTAAGCCACTAACAAAGCAGTTTTAGCTTTACCGCGCTTAGATTTTAAACCGCCGATTTTGCCACCTTTCTGGCCAGCATGCTTAGCTAGCTCTGGATTATTATAGAATCCGCCAGTTCTTCCGTTTTGGCCACCTTTTTTGCCGATTCTGGAATAAAAACCTTTGCCGTATTTTGCTTTATTTGTTGCGGCGGCTTTTAGTCCGCCAGCTCTAGTTCCTGCCATTTATTATCCTTTCTTTGTTTTCTTTTTCCGCTGATTGTCTAAGTATCTTTTTCGATCTTCTTCAATCTCTAAAGCTTTTTTAATCTCTTCAGGTGTTTTTTCGAAAGTTCGAGATTTACGCTCAGGAACTTCGAATTTCTTGTTAAATAATTCAGCGCAAGCTACACCTCGATGTAACGCTTTCATTCAGCAGGGATCACCTTTACAGGGATTAAAGCTTGGCTATTTTTAAATTGAATTTCAATTTTCATATTCCTCCTTTATTTATTGATAAATATTTCAACCTGTTTTGCGCCGTGTTTGAGCAACCAATTTCGAGCATAAGTTGCATCGTTTATGGTTTTATAGTTTTTAGAGTGCTCGACACCTTTTTTATCTTTCCATCTAACTGTAAAATCATTCATTTCTACTATTTTTTCTCCTAAACCATTTTACCCACTTGAGCAAATTAGTTTTGACTTTCAGCCCTACAAGGGACGACTAAACACTTTAGTCTTCCCCTGCGTAAAAATATTTTAGAACACTCGTTAGGGGTTTAACCCCTTGTAAGGCTGAAATTATAATTTTAATTTACTTTTGGCAATTAACCGTAGCGTTTAGTTTAGCTTTAGTGCTTTTGAGTTCAGCTTCTGAGCCGATAAACAATCCGATCGCACCCGAAAAGAGTATTAGGGTGATGATCGCAATTGCGCGCCAAGCCGACATTTTAAATTTTAGATCCTGCATAATTAAATGCTGAATATCAGGCTGTTTCATAGTTATCCTTTCATTTTTAGTTATTAAAATTCGACTTTCTTATGTTTTGGTTCGCCGAGATAATTTGTGATAATTCGAATTGCTTCATCATAACCAACGGCGAATCGTGCATAATAACCAGATTCGATTAGCTTATTTAACATTTCTGCTTGCTCTCGATAGTGCTTATTTGCAACCATTTCACCATTCTTTTTATAAAGTTTCGTGCCTTCAGCTTTAAGTTCGAGAAATAGACCGCCAACGTCTTGACTATATATACTGTTGCCATTTTTTGTGTCTACAGCAATCATCTCTCTCGGACAAGCAATGAACAGATCCGGCCAAGCTCGAGATTTTTGAAATTTCTTGTGTTTTGCAGCTTGGCCTGGGGTCATTTTCATGCCACTTGAGAAATCTGTTCGAAAGAGTACATCAGGGTAGTTCTTGCGCAGATAATCACAAACTCTTAGGTGTATTTCTTCTTCTTTCTTAATCATTTTATCTCCTTAAAAAGGAATATCGCTTAAATCAACTGGTTCATCGCTAATCTCATTCGGCGAGACACTTCCATTTTGTCTATTGCCATCATTTACAAAACTGAACTCTTCAACTACAACATCTAGAGCTGAACGATTCCTACCAGTGTCTTTGTCTTGCCAAGTTCGCTGATTTAGTCGACCACTAACTAAAATTTGCCGACCTTTTTGAAAATATTTAGCGATAGTTTCACCAGTTTTACTCCATGCGACACAGTCCACAAAAGAGGTCTCAGTTTGTTTTTCGCCAGATTGACTGGTGTAATTTCTGTTAATCGCCACGGTAAAATTTGCTAAATTCGAACCATTTGGTGTAGTTTTAAGTTCTGGATCGCGGGTAATATTTCCAAGAATTACAACTTTACTAAATGCCATTAGATAGTCCTTTCTTCGGTTAATTTAACACCAGGGATTTCTAATTCGGCGATATTCTGACCCTTTGCAAATTCACGGATTTTTGTGATATCTGGAGAACAGAACATTCGAGGGACAAGCTCTGGATTAGAAATTTCAATAACTAATTTAGTGCGAGCACCAAATTTTGGTGAGGCGCTAGCTTTTGCAGCTACTTTTTGAGCTTTTTGAAGTTCTAGATCTCGTATATTTTTCTCTTCAACAATCTTTTCAACATTTGAAAGATTAATTTTATCTTGCATAATTCGTTGAATGGTAAAGAATTGTTCTTCAAAATTAGAAAGTAACCGAGTTTTCGCTTCTAATAAAATTGGCGTTGTTCGATCTGGTTCATCAACTTTATTGAATCGTTCCTCAACGAGAGCTTTTGCTTCAGCGAGAGTATTCTCATCTGTAATCTTAGGTGATAGAACTTGAATCTCTGCCGTTATATTTTTTGCAATTTCTGAAAGCCGTGCTTCTTCAGCTCTTCGTTCATCTTCAAGTTTTTGTTCATATGCTAACATTTTTGAACGGACAATTTCATCTGCATCTTTAGCATCAGAAATGATTTCTCGCTCTAAGTCCATTGCATTTTTCTTAATTTGATCTAATTGACGAGTGAAGTTAAGGCGTTTACTTGCAACATCTTTCGTATAAGCAGTAATTTGTTTTTTGAGCGCTTTAGCTTCTTTTACGCCAGCTTCACCCTCGATAGCAAGTTCTTCTGCATTTGTTTTAAGATTTCTTGAGATTATTTTAAGTTCTTCTTCAGTTTCAAATGGTTTTATAGCTATTTGATCGTTCATAATTAATTTGCTCCTTTTTCAATTTCAAATAATATTGAATCAACTTCTGCTTGTGTAGTTATTTTTTGTAGGCGAGCTTGAATATTTTTTTCGCTTACACCTAGATTTAACAGAAAGTCGGTAATTTTTTGGCGGTCAGCTGAGCTGATCTCAAATACTTCTTGCTGTGGCTTTTGCGTTTTTGGCTGAGTATTCTTAGCGTTCTTCTGTCGGTTATCCTTTGAATCTGGATCGTCTTCGCCACCAACTAAGAGCAATCCACCAAGTGCATATTTTCTAGCGTAAGTGCTGGCTGATCCAAAAATTTGGCTTCTATCCATGCCTTTTTTATCTAATTCAATACCTGCGTAAGCTGTATTTGAAAACTCATTTTCACCATCTATAATTGTAGCGGTTGCTTTAATTATAAGCTTTCCGCTAATTTCAACTAAATCATCAGTAATCTTAATTGCTAAGCTATTTTCTGTGAGAAGTGGGCGAACTGTGGCATAAATATCTTCAACTGTTCGATAAAAGAATTTGCTATAGTCATTATGCTTTGATTTATCAACCTTCATTCCATTTTGGACATTCGCGATTTTTTTAATAAAATCTTTACTCATTTTCTGTTCCATATCTGACTCCTTTGTAATTAAAATGGCACTTTTTGTAATTTTCCGAAAGTTAGTTTATTCATTCGAAAGATTGTCTGGCTTTCGATGTATTTTACTTGAATCTTCATCTTAAAATCCTCCTTCGTTATATTCTCGCCAAGCTTCAACACTTGGTGATTCTTCCCAAAAGCCGATACTATCTAAATAATCGTTAAATTCTTCATCAAATGAATCGCCTGTGATTGTAGCGTAATTTTTACCTTCATAATCGACATCTTCGATGTAAGCTTTTTCTTTCAAGACGATTTCAAAGAATAATTCTTTAATTTGTTGGTTAGTTAATTGGTTGTTCATAAATTTTCTCCATTATTTCATAAATTTCAAATAGCTTTTATTTATGTAAGCAACCCAAGCGTTCAAGCCTTGTGATTTGTAAATCTGATAAGCGTATCGCACGTTCAGTTCCGGATTTTCACGATTTGGCTTATTGTGAATCGAATTGATCTGAAACAAACCTGAATCGTTCGAACCGTCGCTGTTCATGTTTAATGCATTTGGATTACAGCTGCTTTCTGCCATCATAATTGCTAACATCACCTCCACGTTCCAGTCATATTGTTTAACCAAATTTCGAAACTCTTCGCACCGATTCGCAACCTTTGAACTCGCAATAATAGGGCGAGGGCGAGGCGAAACCTCCAC